GATGAGGACCTGCACGGTCAGCTTTCCGCCATCCGCTGGAGCGTTACACCAAAGGGCCAGGTGCGCGTGGAAACCAAGGAAGAAATGCGTGCGCGTGGCATGCCCAGCCCAGATGAGGCAGACGCGGTTGCGTATGCCATGGCCAAGCTGGAGGCGGTCAGCTTCAACGCCATTGTTGACCCAGGACTTGGGCGGGTGGAGAACGGCTGGGCTTTTTGACGCGCATTGGAGGCACCCGTGGCGGATGAACCTGGGGAAGACGGCATCTATGAACCTGTGGGCGTCTCCGGCGTGGTCCGCATGGGCGGGCGCGTCTACGAGGAATGGCACCCCAAGCTTCAAGGCATTCTTGGCGTGCGCGCGTACCGTGAGATGCGTGACAACAACGACGTGATAGGCGGCGCCATTGACCTGGTGCAGCACATGTTGCGGCAGGTTTCGTGGCGCGCGGAGCCAGCGGACGCATCCGACGCGGCCATGGAACAAGCGGACTTCCTGACGGATTGCTTGGAGGACATGGACCACACATGGTCCGAGTTCATGTCCGAGGTCATCAGCATGCTGTGGTTTGGCTGGGCATGGTTTGAGAAGACCATGAAGCGCCGTGACGACGGACGCATTGGCTGGAAAGAGATATCCATTCGTGCCCAAGAGACGCTCTACGAATGGAAGTTTGACGAGGAGACCGGCAACGTCACGCACATGGTGCAGTGGGCCTACCCCAAGTTGACGCAGGTCTCCATCCCGCTGAAAAAGTCCATCCTGTTCCGCACAGAGAGCAACAAAAACTCACCGGAAGGGCGCAGTGTCCTGCGCAAGCTGTGGCGAACGTACAAACTGCTCACGCGGGATGAGGAGTTTGAGGGAATTGAGATTGAACGCAACGCCGCGGGACTTGTGGTGATGACGTTGCCGTTGGACATCATGCAGGAAGTGGCGTCAGCGGAAAAAAAGGCCATGAAAGCCACGTTTGCGAAAATGTCCCAGCAAATACGGCGCAACGAGCATGAGGGCGTGTTGTTCCCTCCTGAGCTGGACCGTGAGGGCAAGCCCACCGGCTACAGCCTGAAGCTGCTGCAGGGCGGCGGCGGGTCCAGGCAATCGGACATTGGCTCCACCATCCAACGCCTCCGCACGGCGCTGGCCATGGGCTTCTCCACACAGTTCCAGTTCCTGGGGCAGGCCGGCGCCACTGGCAGCTTTGCGCTGTCCTCAGACCAGACGGACCTCTTTGGGCTGGCCCTTGGTGCGGTGCTCAAGAACATTGCGGAGACATTCAACCGCTTTGCCGTGCGTGAGCTGTTTGAACTCAACGGCGTGCCGCGTGAGCTCCACCCCAAGTTGGTGCACGGGGACATTGAGAAGCAGGACGTGGTCCGGTTTGCGGACTGCATTGCCAAGCTGGTGGACTGTGGTGCTCTGCACATGGACAAGCCCATGAGGGATTACGTGCGCGCGGAGATGGATTTCCCGGATGAGGAGGAGACGGAGGAGGCGCCACCGTCACCCGCAGAGTTGGAGGCCGCGCGCGCCGTGGCGGCCAACGCAGCGCAACCCACATTGCCCACTGGACCAGCTGAAGCCGGCTTGGCCAAGGCACGTGCGGCGCACCGGCATGACACATGATGGCCGCGCCCAAGGACCTGAAAATACCCGCGTCCTGGTGGGATGACGTGCTGGAGCGCGCGGCCACGCAGCTCACGGATCAAAAGTGTGAGACGTGCAGCGCGGCCATGACCAAGACGGAAGTCCTTACGCAACATGGAAAATGCGAGCCCTGCACCAGGATGCTCAATAAGGCGGACTGACCATGTTTTCCTTGCGCGTTGGACGGTCTGTGACCCGCGGCTTGGCCCAGGCCAGGCGCCAGGCCGTGCGCGTGGAGGCCCCTGAATGGCGTGGCATGGTGCGGGCTTTCCTGGCCGGCGTGGAGAACATGCGCGCGGACTTGGACGCGGCGGCCGCGCGAGCTGGCAGCCCGGTGGAAATGATCCATGAAGTGTCCCGCGTGTCATGGACGGCCCTGACCGTGCCCGTTGAGCGGGCGTGGGCCGTGGCTGCCTTGGCGGAACTCCATGCCATGGGCGTGGCCAGCGGCCGGGTGCGTATCCGCAAGGCTGAGATGTTTGACGTTGAGGATCTGGCGCTCACGCCGGCGGAACGCGCGGCCTTGGTCTGGATGACGGACCACGGTCTTCTCATGGTTGGAGACCTGGCCAACAGCAGCAAAGAAGCGGTCAAGCAGGTCCTGCGCACGGGCATGGAGGAGGGCTGGGACATGCGCCGGATGGCGCGCGGCATCCGGGATGTGACCGGCATGAACCAAAGGCAGGCGGGTGCGTGGCTCAAAATGGAGCAGCGCCTCAAGGACGGGGGTGTGCCGGAAGCCAAGGCCGGCCGGCAACTGGAGCGTTACCGCAAGGCCTTGGTCCGCCAGCGCGCGGAGATGATTGCGCGGACGGAAGTTGTCACGGCCCGCAACCAGGGCAACCTCATGGAGTGGGAGGCCATGCAGCGGGAGGGTGACCTGCCCATGCACGCCAAGAAAAAGTGGGTAGCGGCCATGGGCCAGGCCGGCAAAGGCGGCCGCACGTGTGAGATTTGCGCGGAACTGGACGGGCACCAGCCCATCCCTCTGAGTAGCCCATTTTCCAGCAGCATCATGGGCAAGTTGCTGCAGCGCCCTCCGGCGCACCCTTCCTGCCGGTGCACCATTGTGGTTGTTTGAGGCATGCCGTTTGCCAATGAACACACCGCGCGCCAGGCGGACCCGGGCAAGTTCAAGACCTTCCGCCGCGGTGTGCCGGATGGGTTTCCGGCAGGCGTGAGCGTGGTTTACGGCATCAAGGACGGCGGCGGCACCGTCATCCAGTCCCTGCGTTTTGATGCCGGCAAGTGGCCGGCAGAGAAAGCCAAGGCGTGGCTGAAGGACCACGGGTTCATGACCGGGGCGTTTGCGGCCGCAACCGGGAAGACGGACCTGGCCAAGAAGCTCAAGCGCAAGACGGATTTCCAGGGCCTGCCGGTGAGCATTGAGTACGACGCAGGAGACGTGCGTCCATTCAAGAACCGTGATGGGACCACGGGCACCAAGGTCATGCAGGCGGCCTATGGCTACATCCCGCGGACCACAGGCGAAGACGGTGAGGCGGTGGACGTGTACCTGGGCGGAAACGCAGGAGCGCCACGTGCCTACGTGGTCCACCAGCACGTGCCGGACGGCAATGGCGGATTCAAGTTTGATGAGGACAAGGTGATGCTTGGCTTCACCAACGCGGCCGAGGCAAAGGCCATGTACCTGGCCCACTACCCGGACGAGCGCTTCCACGGCGGCATGTCAGACGTCCCGTTGGCCCACGTCAGGCGCCTGGTGTCCGAGGCCGCTCCTGCCAAGAAGGCGTTTTCCATCACCGTCCCGATCATCAAAGGCATGGGCGCAGAGCAGCAGCTGGTTTTTGGCTGGCTTTACGTCTGCAAGGACAAAGATGGTAACCAGGTTGTGGACCATTCCGGCGATACCGTACAGATTGCCGAAATAGAGAAAGCTGCCATTTCCTATACGTTACTCTCCGGTGCCGCGCGTGCCATGCATGACGGCCCCGCCGTCGGTCGTTTGCACACGTCCGTGGTGTTCACACCGGAACTCAAAAAGGTCCTGGGCATCCCTGACGGCGTTCTCCCCGACGGGTGGTTGGTTGGGTACAAGATTGACGACCCTGCTACTTGGGAGCGCGTCAAGAGCGGGGAACTGCAAATGCTGTCTCTGGGCGGCAGCGCAGTCAGGAACGAGGTGGCCAATGCCGGGTGATGCAAAGGCAGTGCTGACGGACCTGGTGGTCAAGGAAGGCTCCCTTGTTGGAGCCGGTGACAACCCAGCCGCCCACGTCGTGCTTGTTAAGCAAAAGGAAGACGCCGCCGCACCCGCAGGGTTGTTTGCGCGCGTGCGCGCCTGGGTCAAAAAGAACGTGACCAAGGACTACGGCGCGCCCATCCTGGCCGCGGCCATTGAGCCGGAAGTGCCCATGACCACGGGCCAGGTCATGGACGCGCAGGAAATGATGGAAGACCTGGGCGAACTCAAGTGCGCCTTTATGGATTCCGTCAACAGCATTTTGGAAGGTGCGGCGCCCGCGGACGTGGCCGCTTTGATGCGCCAAAGTGTGGATGAGTTTGCCACACGCGCGCAGGCCATTGTTGACCGCGCGGGAACGGAAAAGGCCAAGGCATTTGGCGCGC